CTCCTCGTCGGTCTTCGGCACGGAGTGAACCCCGGACGTCGCGGCGCGGAACTTCTCGCCCTCGGCGGCGTCATCGAGCGGGATCACGATGAGGTTCCCGATCAGCATCGGCACACCGCTCTCGACGTCACCGGCCGGGGCGGTGTACTCGAGGACGTCGCCGGGTTCTCTGAAGCTCGTGCTCATGGTCGCCTCCTACGCGCCCGCGTTCGTGACGGCGGCCTTGGGGTCGCCCATCTGCGCGTTGGCATAGAGCGAGACCTTCCACTCGACGCCGTCGATTCGCCAGCCGTCCCTGCTGTCGATGGCCGGGCCGCGACCATAGCCTTGGAGGAACGCGACGACGATCGCATCCATGGTGGTCGCGAAGAGATAGCGGCGCGTGCCGCTAAGACGCGGCGAGCCGATGACGTCGCGGAAGAGACCGCTGACGACATTGGGCTCCTGGAAGGCCGCCCCGCTCGCGACGCTGTACTGCGCCGAGTTGATCTTGCGTGCCTGCGCATAGAGCGAGTCCGGCACGAGGAGCACGGCCGGTGTGAGGTCGAGGTAATCCTCGGCATTCGGATCGAGCTGCTGGCGCATGATCACGCGATCGGCGTCGAGCCCAGCCTCGCCGATGGCCGAGCCGGTGCCATTCACGTTCGCGCGGTTGGAGTGGAAGAACGGCTGCGAATCCGTCTGCGTCGGCCCGAGTCCCGAGTTGGCAGTGATGAGCGCATACACCGCCGTCTCGATCGTGCGCATGGCCGCGCGGCCGAGCTGCTCGGCCATCTGCGTCAGCGCGCCCATGTCGTCGTTGACGATGGTCTCGCGCGACAAACCGAAGATACGGCCATAGCGCTGCGTCGACACGGTGTACTTGGCACCGTCTGGCACGACGCCATTGGTATACTCGGCGTGCTCGGGAATGGCTTCGAGGCCAGGCAGCGAGCCCGTGCGATAGCGGCCGCTCGACCGGAAGTCCGGGACCTCGACGCTCATGCAGAATCGCGACCACGTGTTGTCCTGCGTCGCATAGGCGCCGAGGAGGACCTTGCCGAGGACGTTTTCAAGGAGCGTCGGGAAGTCGCCGATCGTCTGGTAGTTGCCCGAGCGGTACGTGAACGCGAGGCCGATCATCCGCATCGGGTCCATGCCGCGCGTTGACACGCTGCGCCGTTCGAGCGACAGACGCGCAAGCTCGATCGGCGAATAACCGCGGAACTCGCCCGGATCAAAGCTCACGTTCTTGAACTGGTCGGGCATCTTCTCGCGTGCGCGCTCGATCAGTGAGCGGGTGCCGGTGCGCTCGAAGAGCCAGGCCGAGGCGCCACGGACGAATTTCTCGCGCTCGGTCTCGCCGCTGCCGATGCGCGAGGGGCCGTCGTGAGGAGGGAACTCCTGATCCCGCTCGGAGATCGCCTCCCATGCCAGATTGCGCGCGTCCTCAATGGACGTGCCCTCTTCGATGAGCGCGATGGCCCACTCCTCGCCAAGGCCGGAGCGCTTGGCGATCTTGCGGAGCTCCGCGCAGCGCACGCGCTCGGCCGCGGTGGCAGCTTCGGCCGCGGCCTGCTTTTCGGCGGCGCGGGCCTTCGCGTCCTCGATGCGCGCGGCGCTCGCGGCCTTCGTGGCTGCGACGGCGGCCGGCGGCTTCTCGTGCTCCTGATTCTCGTTCTCGTTCGGCATCGTCCTCTCCTGTCGCGCCACGAAGACACACGGGTTGCTTGTCGCCGCGTCCGCGGCTCGGACATGGGCGCCGGCGTCGGCCCCCATCGGCACCATCGAAATCTCGTAGGGCGTCCATTTGGTCGCCCGGTAGACGGGCAGCTTGTCCTCGGACGCCTCGATCTTTTCGAGGCGCTGGACGCGATAGCCCACGCTCACGTTGCGGATGATCCCGTCGGCGACCTTGCGGAAGATCTGCTCCGCGTTCGGATCGTCCTCGGCCTTGGCGAAGCGCACCGTCGCCACGCCGCGATCCTTCTCGAGGCGCGCGGTCTGCACGACGCCGATCACGCCGCCGAGCTCGCTGGCGTTGTGCGCATCGAGGAGCGGCGCGCCACTGTTCAGGCGGCTCAGATCGACGTGCTTAGGATCGAGGCTGAGCTCCTCCCAGAACTGATCGAAAAAGCCGCGCAGCACGCGCTCGCCGGTCGTCCACACGACGTCGACGGTTCGCGCCTGCTCGTCGACGGAGCTCGGCATGACGTCTGCCCGCATGGAGAGCGGCGGGGCATTGCGTGTAACCGACATCAGTTCCCCTCGTCCATCGGCTTCGCTCCGTTGGGCTTCGCGGTGCCGTTCGTCGGCGATGGCCCATTGGCTGCGGCCGGCTTGGATGCCGGCGCCGATTGCAGTTGGCCGGCGCTGCTCGTCTTCCGCGGATCGCTGTCGAGCACGATCCCGAGGTCATCGAGCCGCTTCAGCGCCTTCGCGTAGGCGGCCCAGAACTCGTCGGGGTCGTAGCCCTGCTCGCGCACGGCATCGTCGGGCGTCATGAGACCCACGCGAATCATGCGCATGATCGCCTCGGCCTCATTCGCGGGGTCGACCATCTGTGCGGGCGGTGGCGTCCATTCGGCCGGCGCATTCTCGACCTTCTCGCCGGCGAGAAGCATCGCATCAATCATCCAGGACCATGCCGGAGCGCAGAACTGCGGGATCAGCATGTTCCAGCGCCAGTCATGCACGTCGCCCTGGTGCGCGAGGCGGCCCATGCGCGACGAACTATAGTTGCTCTGCGAGTAATCGCCAGTGAGATCCTCGTAGGTCACGCCGAGCCCGGCGGCGACGCCGCGAAGAGCGGTCTGGCTGAACGATTGGTGATCGGTCGCGACTGGCGGATTGGCGACCGTGACCGCCTTGCCGACAGGAAGATTGACGATCATACCGGGCTCGAACGTGTCGGTTGGGAGATCGGTCCTGAGATCCGTCCCCGCCTGGCCGAGCGGTGCGCCAGCGCCATCGATGTCGGTCACGAACGCCGCAAGGCACGCCGCGATTTTTTGTTTCATCAGCGTCGCGTCCTCGAACTCATCGAAGTCGTGCAGGCGCACGTCGACGGCGGCGAACCACGACGGGCCGCGAACTTGGCCCGGGCGCTCCTGGTCGAATACGTGCAGAATGCGATCGGCCGGCACGCGCTGCGAGGCGGGATTGACGAACGACATACCGCCGGGATGCTGATCGAAGAGCCAATACGCGGCGCGGCGGCCGATGGCGTCGTGCTCGACGCCCTGGATAATCGGGCCGCCCGCCTCGCCGATCATACCGTCCTTGCCGGTATCGAGGTAATCGGGCTCGAGCACCTGGAGCTGCATCGGGATCGAACTGGTCTGGTCGGGCCGGCGCGGGCGGCGGCGCACGAGCACTTCGCCCGCCTCGACTACGGTGCGCATGACCTGGCGCTGGAGGCCGTAGAACGTGAGACGGCCGGCGGCATCGCACTCGGTGGTCTCGCCCCAGCGCTTCCAGACGTCCATGACTGCACTGGCGCCACGGCCCATCGCCTTCGGGCGGATACCCCACCCGACGGTATTGGTCACGAGCCGACGCAGGCCGCGGCGCGCCCACGGGTTGTTGCGCACGAGATCGCGGGCCTGGGCGCGCAGGTAGGCCAGCGTCGCGCCCGACGCGGCGGAGTTGGCATCGGTCGTGCGCCGGTTCCATCCGCTCGTGCGGCGGCCGACGGAGGCGGCCTCGAAGTGCCGGGCGACGAGGCGGGCGCGGGCGCGAGAGAGACCCCATTGCGGGGCGACGGCCATGATCATGCGCTCGAGGAAGCTCGGCTTGTCGCGCTCGGCCACGCTCAGAGACCCTTCCGCGTGGCGGCGAGCCGAAATGGCGTGCCGGTACCTGCGGTAGCTGACGCGGACGCGATCATCTCGGCGAGGAGGTCGCGCATCTCGCTCAACGACTGGTAGGTGATCGTCCGCTGAGGAGGACCGGCATACGAAACGCTCAACACGCCGCTGGCGATTGCGGCTTGGAGCGTCGCGATTTCGGTCTCAGTCCAGGTCGCCACTAACTTCCCCCGTGATTGGATATTCACGGGGATGTCAAGACAATTCGTTAGCGCCGTCGCCCAAGCCAACCAGGCCGGCCGCCCCCGAGCCATCCCGGGGCGCGGCCTGGGGGACGCGGAGGCTCGGGCCGCTGAGGTGGCACAGGCGGCCGCTGCGGTATTGGGGCTGCGGAGCCCGGCGGACGCGGCACGGGCGGCTCCGGCGACAAACTGGGCGGTTTTGCAGGCCCGCGCGGGGCCTGTCGGTCGAGGCCGAGCACTGATGCGGCGGCGCGAGCCAGGATTCGGGCGTCGAGCCAGTGGTTCTCTCTGTTGGCGATGAGCTGCCACTCGTGCGTCATATAGCCGCTCCGCTTGCGAATGGAGACCAGTTGCTCGGCGGTGATCTGGCGAAAATATTCGTCGGAATACTCGGGGAAATGGCAATACCCGGGCGGAGCGACGCCGTCGGTGCCGATCTGCAAGCGCAACCAGCCGTATAGCTCCGATTTGGCGAGCGAGACGCCGACAATCCAGACCTTGTACCCGCGTGAGATGCGCCGGCCGCGCACCGTGACGTCGACGGCGGACGGGATGCCGATGAGCGCGCGCGCCTGCTGCACGCCCTTGCACGCGATGACCCGGGACATCGAGTGCCCGCGCGCCCAGCCGTATACCGTCTGTGTCGCGTAGCCGGAATCGATGGCCGTCATGTGGATCGGCAGTTCCGACCCGTCGGCAGCGCGGTACGTGCGCGCCACGAGTTGGTCGAGTTGCGCCCACGTGGCGTCGAGCGCGGTGTCGCCGAGCAACACGCCCGCGTCGATCGACCAACTCTCTTTCGTCTCGGACCAGCCGACGACCTCGAACACGAAGCGGTCTTTCTGCACGTCGACGCCGGCGGTGATGATTTTCACGCCGGCGGGCACGGAGCCAATTGGGTAAGGCTCACGCCGCTGGTAGAGCCGCTCCCAGTCGGGCGCCTCGCCGCGCTCCTGCCAGGTCTCGCCGAGCGACGTGTTCACGAACGTGCGCAGCTTCTCCGGCTTGCCCTTGGCGTCGACGAACTCGGTGGCAATCTGACCCCAAGTCGCGTTCGGCGAGAGGCTATAGGCCTGCCAGATCGCGAAGGACGCATGACCGCGGAACGGCGCCCCAGCGACCCACTCGCCTGCCTCAAGCATGGCGCGCTTCTGGTGGTCCTCGATGCTGCAGCCATTGGCGGAGCAGACGAAGAACGCTTCCTCGGGCTTGCCCTCGGGCCATCGCATGTAGTGGCCGCGCCCGCCCTCGCGGAACACGAGCACGTCGCGGTGACCGCATTGAGGGCACGGGACGTGATAGCGGCGCTGGTCGCCGGCCTCGAACATCTCCTCGATGCGGCTGGCGCCAGCGACGAGAGGCGTCGAGCCGGCGATGATCTTGCGGTTCCAGTAGTACTCGGTCCTGCGCTCGCCGAGTTTGATCTGGTCGCCTTCGGTGCCGGCCGATGGCGGATAGCCGTCGACCTCGTCGAAGATCACGACCCGTCGGGAGACGCGGCGGAACCCGCGGCCGCTGTTCGCGCCGACCATCGTGAGCGAGCCACCCGGAAACGTCTTCGCCAGAATGGTCTGATCGCTCACCTTCGCCGTCGGCTCACGGATGATGCCGGCCAGCACGGCGCAGTCGCGCAGCATCGGCGCGATCTCCTCCTTGCTGTAGCCCTGCGCATCCTCGACGGTGGGCTGTACGACGAGTATGGGGCACGGATCCTGGTGCATGTAGTAGCCGATTGCGGCGTTGACGAGCTTCGTGAACCCCACGCGCGCCGACTTCATCAGCGTGACGCGCTCGACGGTGGGATCCGTAATTGCATCCATCACGCCGCGCTGGTAGGGCAGTGTGTGCCACCGGCCGGGCTCGGCGGCGCTCTCGGGCGAGAGGTAGAAATTGGCGTCGGCCCACTCGGAGAGCGACAAACGGGCCGGCGGGCGCCACGTCGAGGCGTGCGAGGCGTAGACCTCAGCGGCGCTCGGTGCCATCGGACGCCAGGTCCTCCAGCGCCTCGCGTACGAGGTCGTCGATCACCCTCACGTCGTCGGCCGAGATGTGCGGCAGACGCTGTTTTACGCGCGCCGGGACGCCCAGAAGCTTGTTTTTTGCCGACGTGACGACCTCCACGAACTTCGCGGCGACGTCGGCGGCGGGGATGAGATCTCGCTTGCGCTCGGCCAGCTCGAGCTCGGCGAGTGCGGCGAGTGCGGCGGCGCGCTTGGCGTTCGAGACGGCCAATATAGGCACATTGCCGGCGGTCTCGAGGGCTCTCAGTGTCCTTGCGCCACTCCTCGTGTTGGCCGCCCATTCCTTGTCGGCCAAGTCAATGTCCGTGATGTGCGGCCTGTTATTTTTCATGCCCACGCTGGCATGAAGTCGGCCTGTCTGGATGGCCACGCTGACCACACTCGGATCGACCCCGCGGTGCAATGCATATGCCCGTAACGTCGTGTGAGATTTGGCCTGCTTCTTGCTCAATGCCTACCTGACTTGCGCGGGGCTGCAGCCC